ATGATTAAGGATGGCAAAATAAGTTTTTAGTAACTCATTTATTTTTATACCTTTACCATTGCGTTTTTCATTGATTTGTTTTGTGGTTAGGTTAGGCAAGGGTGGCAATATTGTCACCTTTTGCTTTTAAACAAAAATCCCCAACGCTATAAGCAAAGGGGATTATTTATTTTCTGGAAAATCAAATCAAATTCTTAAAAACCTATTTTTAATTCAGTCTTTATTTCTTTAATGGTACTTGTTTTTGGGTCAATAAACATTTCTAATGTTTTACATTCCCCATCCCTTTGTTTCATAAATATGTACTCAATAATATTTGTGTATTCTACGTTAGGATTCATCTCCTCTTTAGCCCTTTCATAAGCATAATAATCTTCTCTATACAAACCTATAACTACTGAGGCCATTTGTTCTAATTTACCTGTTGACCTTAAATCACTTAGCCTTGGTCGATGAGAGGCTCTTGCCTCATTAGAACGATTCAATTGTGCTGCACATAAAAAAGGAATATTAAGTTTCTTAGACAGGATTTGTATCTTATCTGCAACACTACCTGCTATCTCAGTTTCATTTGAACCTTTAATACTGCTATCTGTCATCAATTGGATATAATCAATAACAACCATTTTAATATTCTTTTCTCTAACAATCTTTTGAATAAGATTAGTTAAATAGTTTATATCCCTATTTGCACCATCATACCATGTTATAGGAAGTTTTTCTAAATTAGTAACTGCTTGTTTTTGAATGTTGCTAAATTGGTCAATACTTAATCTACCTGTCTTAATTTTACTATAAGGCAATCCATCATCAAGCTGACCCGAAATCATTCGATAAATAAGAGATATTACAGGCATTTCAAGTGATAAAAACAAAACACTTTGACCTAATTCTGCTGCCCAACGAGTATGCTCTAATAATGCAATTGTTTTTCCTTGGCCAGGTCTTGCAGCAAATAGAATAACATTACCTTTTAGCCAACCTCCTGTAATCTCATCTAACTTAGGATAACCCGTAGGCACACCACTTAATGACCCATTAGTCATAACATCACCAATAGTAGTTACTGCTGACATTAATGCGGACTTCATGTCCAATATCTCATTATTGTCTTCCTTAATTAACTCTTGGTTGTTTATCTTATTTATCTTATCGACCATCTCAAAGTAATCAGTCCCATTCATTAAATCATTATTGATTTCCTTGGACAAATTAAGTAAATCTCTTTTACCTTTTAATGAAGCAAGGTACATTACAAGTTCATGGGCATTAATTGGATTCTTGCTTGTAGTCGCTGACATCACTACTGCCCAATCATTATTATTATTCGTTTTAAGCCTTAATATTACATCCGATAAGGTGAATGTACCTTTTTCAGAATATAATTCAATACAAGTCAAATAAACACTCTTGGTGGCATTAAAATGAAACACATCGGTAGTAATTATCTTTTGTATCTCTTTTGTGTAAGAGGGATAGTTACAAAGTAATGCGATAACTTCTTTTTCCGCATCGAGGTCAGCGAATGCGATTGATTGATTTGATTTCATGATTTTCCTTTGTTGTTGTTAGAATCTAAATGGATTCACTTTTACTTCTATTTTCCTTGGTAGATACTCCTCATCCTCCCAAGTGCGTTGATTTAAGTAGGTTGTTGGATGCTTTCTAAATTTTATGTCAGGAGTAGCTTTTAAATAGTGTGGCAAGGTAGTAAATATTTGTTCTACTTCTTTGTCAGTCAACTTTAAAAACTTTGTTTTAGCATCCTTAGTACCTGTTTTCTTATTGTACATATCCCAAAACTTATCAAACTCTTTTTCTCTTAGGTTCACTTTTTCAAGTAATTCTTGAGCATTTACCTTTGGGATACTATACACTACTTCTTGTTTAGGATAAATTAATTTTAATCCTTGTGTGCGTTCTAACTTGGTATCATTAAGTGATTCCATTAAAGCTAAATCTTTGATTTCTAATTGCATCTTAGCTAATACTTCATTGAGTAAATCACCAAGACCTATTTTGTTATTTTCCATAAGTTATTATTGTTCTAATTGAGGTCTACCATATAAATGGAATGTATAATCAGGCATCATATCATCTAATTCAATTGGTATTCCACAAAATGATGTAACATTTTTTAATTTTATGTTTGTATATTTTTGACAATCTTCAATTAAAAATTTAAATGTGAAGTTGCTCATTCTATACTTAAATCCATCTCTATTATAAAGTGCAGGAGACCTAACATAAGCCCTTTGCATTAATTCAAATAATTTATTCCCTTCCATAATTAATTGATTAAATCTTTTATTTTACATAAAACACCCAAACTTGTGTAATCATCCCCACCTTTAACATCTTTTTTAGCTTTACCTTCTAATACTAATTGGTTTAGCTTTTTCTTTAGTTTACTTGTGGAAATAATTATAGCTTCATCCTCTGCTACTTTATACACATAAAAATCAGATTGACTTGTTGCTATACCACTTAGCTTACCTCTTGAGGAATACTCAATGTAAACATTCCCAGTTAGTTCTGCTTTTCTATCACTTTTAACTTCTATTTTCTTATTGGTAACTAATTCATGAAACCAAGTTTCACCTTCTATTTGACCATATTCCAAATCAAACCTAAAATCATTATTGTATTCCATGTTGTTTATTATACCAATCTTTAAACTTCTTAATTTTTAAAAACGATGCGTGTTGTTCTCGATTCTTTGAGTCTTTGAGTCTATCAATCCAAATCCTTAATGTGTTGTGAGTATTGTGAATAATGATACCATCAAATGATTTAAGGTCAGTAATGGTATCATTCTCACTTAAGTACTTCTCCGCCCAATCAATTGCCATTTGGTTATAAACCTCTTGCTTAGTTTCTTTCATTTTTAGGTAAGATTCTAATGCCTGATTTAGTGTATTGCCCAGCAGGTAAGTTGTCAATGTACAAATCACATGAGGTTTCTATACCAAACTCTTGATGAGGTTCATATACCGATGTGGTCATAATACTCATCTTCTTCGTTTTTAAAAGATAGTTGATACTTATTATCAAGAACATTATAAATGTTAATATTAGGTATATCCTTAAAATCTTCATAATCAGCTATTAGTTGTTTGATGAGTGCGATATTTACGTCTCTCTTTAGTAGTCGAAGCACTTGGATTTTGGCCATGGAGTTTTGCGTATGCTTGGTTTAGTTGATATAATAAATTTTGTCCAAACTCGGAGTAGGTTACTCCTAATTGATTTGTTTTAAATTGATGCGATTTCATTTTCATATGGGTTTTTAATTGCTATTTGAGTTACTTCATTTTTAAGACCTGTTGGTTTAGGATTTGAGGACATTAAATATTTATCACCACGTTTACCTTGAAAATATCCAATATGCCATTCACTTGGAAACTCATTTCTTCCCCAGACTATTTGCCCTTTCTTTGGCAATTCTTCGGGTCTTTCTTGGCTGAATCCTTCAAAAGTATATTTGGTAAAGGAAAGAAATGGCGGATGGTGTTGTAATTGTATACCATCATCATTATAAGTACATGATTGTTCATTTCCAAAAATTACATATATAGGTGTCAAATCCCATTTATTAATAGAATTAACTACTCCCCATCCATAACGAATATCAAAAACTTTATCTCCTTCTTTAAAAATTGATTTTTCCATGATTAAAAAAGATAAGAGTTTAAAAAATATTGATTAACATCTTCAGTTGGATTAGTCCCATAAAACTTATTATAGTTCTCTAATGCTTTACCAACCTTAGTCCATCCTGATTCCCGAAACTCATCTGAAACTTGGAAGTATCCTAAACGATTAGTTCCTTTTTCAATGACAATAAATGACATTTTCTTCTTAGTCAAATATTCATAAATTGCCACTTGTGAATCGTAATTATACTTCTTAGCTGAATATTTAAAGTCATCTAAGGAAGTAGTTGTCTTTAGGTCATAAATATTATCACCATTAATAATATCGCATTTACCTTTCCACATTAACCCTTGGATTTCACCCAAGATAGGTACTTCATATTTCACACCATTATCCCACACCAACTTAGACAATTCCTTATTGCCTCTTAAAGCATTAACCATCTCATCTACTTCCTCAGCTTCTTTCTTTAGCAATAAGAAATTACTATTATATTCCTTACAAGCATCTTTGTAGATATTGGTCGTTCTTGTGGAGGCATCAACTAAGATAAAGTCCTTTAACTTTAATGGTTCTAAACAAGCACTATGGAAGTAAGAACCTTGTAGCATGGCCAATGATGGCTCAGACTTCTTACCAAACATTCTTGGGTTGTGAATCAATGTGCCAATGTCACTATTAGACAAAAATTTGTGACCAAACTCACCATAATAATTATTGTCATCTTTAAGTAATTCAATGATTTGTGCGTTATCCATTATTGCTTTAGTTTAACTTGATATTTGTTTTGAAAATATTCTTTGTAGTTCCCTTGTGGTGAGTATTCTAAGAAGTCACCTGGAGTGATGTCATTCATCATAAACTCTAACAATGTGAATATGACATCCCAATGTGCATTTGATAGCACATTTATTTGTTCTTCTAAAATGTCTCTATCCTTCATTGTACCATTGTTTAGCTATGAGTTCTAATTCCTCTTGTATTTGTGGGTCGTTAATTCTCTTATAAGCATGAGATTGAACGATAGCCGATGAATATTCTCGACCTCTAAATGGTAGCTTTCCTTTTTTATTAAGAGATTTAGCAACCTCTTGATAAAGTTCCAAGTAACCCCTATCTCGGGGTATTGGATACATCTCTTTAACTTTTGTCATGTAATCTAAATGCTAAAATGTTATTTATTGGAATCATTTGGGTAGTAACTAACTTAGATGCTATACTATAAGTCCCATCTCCTTTAAAGTGCATTGTGTTAATGCTTGTGTTATAGAATGGCTCAGGGTGTGCAACTATTACACTTAAATGAGAATCAGATATATCTAATATCTCGGTAATAATAGTTTCTTCCCATGAACCAAGTCTATAAATAATTCGTGCTTGCTTTCCGATGCTATTGACAATTGTCTTAACTAACGGGTTTAAGTTCTTTTCCATAATTAAAATGGCAATGGGTCTGAATCAATAACATCTAAACCAATTGATTGGTTATTGGGCATTGCAAACTTTGCTTTATACTCAGGAGTCTCGCTAATCTTATTAGCTAACCACTCAGGTAAACCCATAAACACTTCTTGATTCCAAGCTGAATAAGCTAAGATTCTTGATTGATTAACTTGCTCAGGACATACAAGACCTTTAGGCATTGGGGAGATAGATGCAATATTAGCATAAGTCTTAGTACCATCTGCGGAGGCTTTATGGATTACATTAACCATTGCAGGAACACCTACTAATTTAGTAATGTCAAAGTTTGCTGCTTCTGCATCTGAAAAAGGCTTACCTCTCCAAGATGATAAATGGGCTCTAAGCGTAGATTTCTCGTGGAATGACAAAGTATATTCCTTAGAAATAACAAATGGTTTCTCAGGCTCTCCTTCACGGAATACCGAGGTCTCTAATGGAAGTTCAAAGTCAATGATTACTTTGTGTGCTTTCTTAGTCTCACCTTGGTAGACTTGTTCAACAGTTCCTACTTCAATCATTCCGTAGCAACGTGAAACATGACTTCCTGACGGGCAAATTTGTTTTGGTGTATTTGAACCACCACTTTTTGGGATAATAGACATAATTTTGTTGTTTAAATTGTTATAGATATTTATTTGTAATTAAATTTTGTATTTGGTAATTCCTTCTTGCTTCAATAGCATTTTCTAATTTTTCATGATAACCTAAATGAATCTCTTTTCTATTGACTGTAATTCTTGCTGAATATTTTTCTTTAATCTTTCTTATCCCAACTGGTAAGGACATTTTATTTAAAAAAGAATGAACCATATTTTCTCTATTATTGACCCATTCTAAATTAGAAACTTGATTATCTGTTTTAATTCCATTTATGTGATTAATTTGATTTCTATCTAAATCAGGTTGACCTATAAATGCAAAAGCTACTAAACGATGAATTTGATATGATTTCGGGGTTAAATCTTTTCTTAAAACCACTGTTTTATAACCCTTAACACTAAACCTGTCCTTTAGTATTAATTCAGATAATTGTGCTTTATGTATTTTACCATTTTTCAAATAAAATTTTCTTGGCAAACTTTTTACTCTACCTAAATTGCTAATTTGATATAAACCTTCATATCCAATAATGTCTTTCCATATTTCATCCATAATTCTAATTGTTTAAATTGTATTGTGTGAGTAATTGTTTAAATTCTTTTTCGGTAATCTTTAGATACTTTTTCTTAATAAAGTATGCTTCAATTCTATCATTTTCTCCTCCTAATAATCGTTTTTCAATGTGATTTAAGGAGTACACCTCGTAGTAAAGGTTGTTGTAGTCTATCTTAACTGCAAAAAGATTGTCTTGTTGCTTGTAGTAGAAAAATTTGATTTTCTTTGCCATTAGGTTAATACGATTAAAATGTCAAAATGCTCAAAATATAATTCGTGGAAACCTGTCATACTTTTTGAGAATTGATAGGGATAAACAATTTTGTTTATATCAAAGTTGGTCTTACGACACATACAAGTAGTAGGTGTTTCTGACATATTCCAAAAACTAATTGTGTAAAAGTCATCAGGTGATGCCCCGATATACTTTAAATTTTGGGTAAAATTTGCGATTTGTTCTTCCATTTGATTTGTTGTTTTTGTTTTGCGTTGAACAAATGTAAACATTAATTATTATAAAACAATAATAAATTAAAAAAATTTCAATAATTATTAAAAAAAAGTTAAAACATCTCTATTTGATTAATAATTGGTGTTAATCTTTTATTACATATTTCTATAAATTTTTCACTCATTTCGCTACCAATAAATTTTCTTTGTGCTCTTAATGCAACTTCTGCGGTACTTCCTGTGCCCATAAAAGGGTCATAAATAATCCCATTTTTAGGACAGCCCGCTAAAACAGGTTTTCTTATTAAAGAATCATTGTAAGATGCGTAATGTTCAGTTGAACTTGGTTTAGTAGGAATGTCCCAAAAATCAGAAACATCTCCTGGATTTTTTCCTAAAGGATTAGAATGTTTTTCTTTAGTTTGAAACCTACTTTCAGTTCTATTTGGTGCTGAAGTAAATTGAGCAGTTTTTTTGCCTTCAAAAGTTACATCAGAAAGAAAACTATCTCTTATAATATCTAAGTCAAAATAATATTTTTCTTGTTTAACCATAAAAAAGAAATATTCATGTTTTTTTGAAAATCTATCTGTAATACTTTCAGGCATTCCATTTCTTTTTGCCCAAATAATATCATTCCTTACAATCCAACCTCTATCTATGCAACCTATTGCAAACCTATGTGGTATTAACAAAAGACATTTATTTGGCAAAGATTTATCCTTAATTAAATTACCACTTTCTCCTCTATTGACTAAATGAGTGCTATCATGTTTTTTATGATTTCCTTTAGCAATAGCTACATTTGTCCCACTTTGTGTTGAAAATGAATCACCTAAATTTATCCAAGCAGTTCCATTTGGTTTGAGAACTCGATAAATTTCGTCCATCATAGACCATAAATTTTCCAAATATTGATTAAATGTTGGTTCTAATCCCCATTGACCATTGTAACCATAATCTCTTAATTGCCAATAAGGTGGAGAGGTAATAACACAATCAATAAATTCGTTTGGCATTCTTTTTAATGTATCCAAACATGGTTCGTTATAAATTTTATTTATTTCCATTTTAATAATGCCAAGCACGTTTAGTTTTTAAATGATTTTCCTTTTTTAATTCTGCAATTTCTTCTTCTTGAGAATTGATTAATTTAAGAAGATTTTCAATAACCCTTTCTTTAATATCAATTTCAATTGATAGTTTTTCAAGGTACAAGGTAAAGTCCATAGCTTCTTGCTTGGCATGAGTAATCCAATCTTGTATAGATAAATCATTTCTATCCATAGTCACTCCATACTTTTTATGACCAAATTCTGCCCTTGTTTGGTATTGGTTAATTATAGATTCTACAATGCTATCCTTCATTCTTATAAAGTTTTAGATTAATGTTATAATCAAGCAATAAATTATTGATTTTGTCGTTTAACTCCATTTTCTTGTCTTCTTCCATTTCATCCATTTGTAGTCCAACTTTGAAGAAAAAATCCATTACCTGACTAGCATTGACAAATTGGTCTAATACATTACCCATGTCTATACCTTCGGAGTTCTTAGACTCAAATACATGGTCAATAGACTTCTCTAACTCTCCCTTAAGTTGATTGCTTAATAACTTTACTTTACGGACATTATTGGAGTTTCTTGCCCATCTTTCGTCTATAAAGTCTACCATAAAATTACAAAGCGAGTAATATTGCAGGTAGTCGTGTGATTGCTTTTGTGTCATAGGTTTTCTATTTCTTGTTTAACTTCTTGCCAGTATTCTATATCAGAATCATAATATAACATACCAATTTCATTATTTAATATCTCATCAACTGCAATTAATGCACAATTCATACATTTAACCCAATCATCATCAAATACATCAAATCCATATATTGTTTCTTCAAATTTTGAAACAATTTCAATAGCTTTTTCTTTTGGTGTCATGACAATTTTTTAAATAACTCGTTGACTAAATAGAATGGGAGAGCAATTGTCAGAAATATAATTGCTATGATAATGGATAAAAGTACCCTCCATTGTGGTACTTCTTTGTCTTCGTTTGCGTTCATTTGTTTTGCGTTAGGTTTTATTGTTACTTAAGTGACTCAATAGTCTCGTTAAATCCAATAACATCAACTAAAGTGCCATCTGCAAATAAGATAGTTCCTTCGTTATTTGGCCATTGAACTTGTGAGTCTTGAGATAATTGTTGAATTGAATCAATATCTACCCATTGGCAAGTATGATTTCCACCTTCAGTTCTTAATGTAATTTTTACAAATTGTGACATAATCGTTTTGTTCAGTTACCTGTTCCCGCTTTAAATGTTTAGCAGTCAGAGCAGGATTCGAACCTGCATGAATAGATTAATTTTTGTGGTGTAATTTTCTATTCTAACCAACAATTAGCGTCTACCACGGCAGGGAGACACCCCTACCCTTCCGCCACCTGACTAAATAATATAATCTACTTGTTTAATCTCAAATTCTACTCTTGGATTCTCTTTATCCAATCGTTTAAATATTTCAATCTCAGCTACCTTGTTGTCATTGTCAAATGCTTTTACCTTTTGCATCATATCCAGCAATACTTTGAGAGAGTTATCAATATCTGACTTTCGGTTAGGATAATAAACAGTAACTTCAATCCTTAAATTACCTTCAATGTTTTTGTCTTTGTAAAATACACATTGCTCCAAGAAACTTTCTTCGTAATCCTTTAATGCCTTAGTCTTATACATGAACTTACCTGCAAACCGATAGCAGTTAGACTTACTTGGCACTAAGCCGTAGATTACTTCCATGTGGTACTAATGTTAAAACTAAATATAATCCAAGCAAAAGATAATGTAACTCTTGAATATGGAATACCAATAGTTCTTTTTAAGGTAATAGATGGCAATACCTCTATAATATCCTTAGTTACTTTTAAATCTATTCTCATAAGTCTGAGCATTTAAGGAGTATAACAATAGTAGCAATAGCAATTATCCAATAGGTAATAGCTACGCAAGTTTGGTTTATTTTGTCTTTTAGTTCTTTCATTTGATTATTTTTTAGTTAAGTTAAAAAAAAGGAGTTAAACAATATCTAACTCCTTTCTACTACTCATTTTAACCTATTCACTATGAAAACTAATTTTTATAAATGCTTGACCAATTTTAAATTTTACAAAATTGAAGTTCAAAAAAAATATGCTAAAAATAATTTTAGACTTTTAAAGATTCTTGTTGGGTTTTTTCTCCAACTCTAAGGATTTAAAGTCATCCAAATAAACTCGGACAAATTCCTTAAAAAGTACGAGCCATTTGCTACCAAATCTTGCTGATATTTCTTCCTTCATTTTTTTGGGTATTCTTACCGAAACTGTCACCGTTGGCTCAAGCCTTGGTCTACCAGCTTTTTTCGGATTTGTTATTGTCTTTTCGTTAGTCATTTTGTTTTGTTTTTTATTACTTCACAAATGTAAACATTTATTTTAATTAATTGCAAACATTTATTAAAAATATTTTCTAAAAATTTATTTAAAAATTGTATCTAAAACTTCTCCAAGAAAAATTGCCATAATCACCAAACCTAAAAATAAACTCAAGGCAAGAATAAAAAATTTCACCAAAAATTCCCCAGGACTATTGTTCCCAAAATTTTGGGGGACTATCAGCTTTTTCCGTGGGATATGCCCCTGAGGAGAAAGTGAGTGAGAATCACTTTTGAAAGTACCAAAATAGGTACTTGAGTTAATAGGTAATGAATAAAGGTACTTTTTGGGTTTTTCGTTTTTTACTTGCATAAATTTTGTATTTAAATTGTTTTTTAGGTACTATATTTAGCGTTTAAGAGACTTTTGTAGGTAGGTCAATACGTTTCCCTATCTAAGCCTAAAAAAGTCGCTTAGAATTAAGATATTAAAGTAATTAGTAATAAAGCTATTCTAGGCTATAAATTAAGGCCATATAAAACCCTATTTTTTGCCCTATCTTTTGCCCTGTATTCAATTGTTTATACAGGTTCAATACATTGGATAGGGCTTAAATAAATAAAGGGCTAAAAAGCCCTAAATAATACCCTATAAAAAAAGGGGCAAAAGCCCCTATTTAATTTTATGAAAATGTATTAATGTATTTGATTTGGTTTTTTGTCCTATTAAATATTTCGATTTCAATTCGTCGACCCAAACCCCTGTATTCCCATGATAATAAATTAATTATCCATTTTTTAACCTGTTCAATATTTTCAAAGCCCGAAACAGGATTAATACTATTTATTATCTGTTCATTTTTGCAAAATACATTAACGTTTAATTTATCTGTTTTATTAATTCGGAAACGTTTCATAGTGTTATTATTTGGATTAATTCAAAAATTTCAAAATTTATAATATCAGAATAAAGCATAATTTCACCTTTTTTCCATTTTTCTACATCTTCAATTGATGCAGGATAGCAATCTTTATCAACTAAAAAATTAGCGTAAAAAATTCCTGTATTCTCATGGTCAATATCTTCCGCGTCCAATTCATAGCCTAAAATCCTGCTTGCATACCTTTCAAGTGCCTGAATTGGCGAAGCTGCTAAAATTAGGGCTTCATTTTTATAAAAATTAATATTTTTCCCTTCGCCATTTTCGTAACTATCCTCCAAAATATCGTGTGAAGACTGAATAAAGTATTTTTGTAGATTTTCCATTTTTGTTATTAGTTAAAATTTGATAATTGCATTGGCATCAATAGGGCTTCCGCTTCGCTATCCTTAAATTTTATTTTCATTACTCTATTTTTCCCGTAAAATTCGAGATATAGTGGATTTTTTCCATTAGCCCTGTAAATTTCGTCTAAAAATTCAGGATTAAACGCTATACATTCAATTTCGGTCTTATCCTCTATTTTTGGCCATACTGCTTCGACATTAGGATAGTTTCCTACTTTTGCCCAAAATTCATTGCCATCTATAAAACGCAAAAAACCGAACGTATTAAATTTTTTATCAATGCACTCAATTAAATTATTTTCTAATTTTAAATAGTGGGCTTTATCAATTTTTGAATTTTTCCAATCATTGGCCGAAAAATAGCATTCATCAGGTAGCGACGAAATTATAGTTTCATTAAAAATTTCGTTTACAGGGCATCTAAAAAGTTTTGTGCCATCAGTAACGCTAAAAAATCCGTTTCTTAATTGGATGTACTGCATAGTTGGACGAAGGCCATCAGTTGACGCTAAAATGTGTAAAGGTTTCATATTATTTTGTGTTTAATGGGTTAAAAAATTAGTTAAGATTAAAAATTAAAATTCGTATTGATTAATTAGCTCGCATAATTCATTGGAAAATAAGTATTCAAATTCCTCGAATTTATTAATTATATCTTCCGCCATTGTTTCCGGCAATTCGCATAATTGAGCATGAGACATATAATTGAAACTTTCTAAATTTCCGTAGCCATTAAATTTCACATAATTGTCACTATACCTGTAGTCGCCATATGAAACACATTGAATAGCTCCAATTACATTCTCATAAAAAAATGTATTAAAAAATTCGTCCTCATTATAAAAAATTTCATCATTAAAATTTCCTAAAATTTCACTTGCATAAAGATTATTTAAATTAATCAAATCAGAGTGAGACATTAGATTAATTTCGCTTACAATTTGTTTTTTTAGATTTTCCATTTTGTGAATTATTTAAAGGGTTAAAAAATTAAGAGAATAAAGGAATTAAAATGAAATAGATTAAGTAAAATGTAATTGTCAAAACTACAGCTGTAGGAATTGCTTGAGGGTCGGCTGCATTCATTTTTTTAGTGTAATTAATTAAGTTCTTCATAATGTGGATTTTAAGGGTTAAAAATTAGTTTTGCAATTGGCTTAATTCGTTTTTTAATTCTTCAATTCGTGTAATTAGTTTAATTCTGTTATGCTCCTGACTTGTTGATAATAATCTTCTTTCTAAAAAGTTGATAAATTCGATAATTTTTTGTTTAGCTGTCATTTTGTTTTTGTTTTTGTTGAGTCAAAGGTATAAACGTTTACATTAATTACCAAACATTAAACGTAATTTAGAAACGTTCTAAATAAGGAAACAAAGGTAAAACATAGCATAAATAGGGCTTAATAGCGTTTAAACACACTTTATAGTGCTTATTTAGATTTATTCTAAATTACATTAGATTAATAAATAATTTATTTTTTAGCGTTTAAATACTTGATTAATAGGGTTTTATAACTTTTTTAAAAAATAAATTCGAAAATGTTTTTTTTATAAAAATCAAAACGTTATTTTTTTCTTGAATAAAGCGAAGCTATTAGTATACTCTATTTCTACCTTATAGTATACCCTAATTACATTAGTATATTAATTTCATTAAGTATACAATAAGAGTTTAAATATATCCTTAGGAGTTAATCTTTCTTTCTTTGCCTACTTTCTTTCTTTCTATTAGAACTATTCATTTTCCACACAATAATGAGTAAAACTTGTATGCAATAATATTATTTGACAATGCAAGGTAATAACCCAGTTAACTTAGTTATTAATCCCTTAAATGAATAGTAACACTATCCCTTAAAAGAAAAAAAGAAAAAAAAGGTAATTGTTCCGCCGCCGCCTCGCGGCTTAATACACTGCATTCATTTTAAGGCATCAAATCTTTGATTTAAGAGACTTTTATATCATGGGTAGTATGTTTCCCTATTTGAACCTATTATCCTCGCTTAAATTCAAAGTATTGCATTAGTGCTACCTTTGTACCTTTGTTTCTTTGTTTTTATTGGATATCAATAATGAAGCTATTTAAAATCAATCTAATTAAGCTATTCAATCCAATGGAAAAACCTGCATTAAACGAAGGAAACAAAGTATTTGATTAGGCGGGTACTCCCAGCCTACCAACTATCCTCTTTACAAGTACCTTTTTTAACTACCTTAATAACCCTTTTTACACGTGTTCAAAGTGTGTGAATAACGTATTTACAGCGTTTAAACGTACATTTTACCAAAAAGTCGTAGAGCAAAAGGGGGTGGGGGTAGGTGGGTGTGGGGAAGGAATAAATAAAATCGCAAACTTTTTTGGTTAATAATTGTGTACACTTTCTCAAAACCAACAATCAAAAACAATAAAATATATGGTTATTTACAAAGTTTGACTAAGTTTGCGGAGTAAACACTTATTAAGACTCAATCTAAATAAGGGAACTTCGGGGCGGAACACTTGAGTTAAAAGGTTGAAAGTCAATAAGTTAATGTTATTTAGATTGATTATAAATAAGAAAACATATATAGAATATATTATTACATTAATTATACTATTAGGTATAATATAAGCGAACCCAAAATTGAAAACGAATCAAATTCAGATTTCACATTAAAAAAATTTAGAATTTTTTCCAAACCATTAAATGACTACAATTATGGAAAAACGAAAGGTGCATCCAAATACGTTAAAGAATCTTAAACACTTTCCTAAGGGACAAAGTGGTAATCCCAATGGGAGACCAAAAGGAATGATTAAGAAGGTAATTGATGAGGTTGGTGATGCGTTAAACGTAAAGTTGACTAAAAGCGATGTTGTTACCTTAGCTGCCTCGATTAATTCAATGAGTGTTGCTGAGATTAAGCGTATTGCCATGGATGTTCAAACACCTGGGTTCATTGCCGTAATAGCCAATGGTATCTTAGGTGACATTAAGAATGGTGAAATGAAGAATACGCAGTTCTTATTAGAGTTCCAACACGGAAAAGCAAATCAAGCGGTAACTACCGAAGTAACGATTAAAGAAGAAACCTTAGACCCAAGATTATTAAGCGATGAAGAAATACGACAAAGACTTTCAAGAATTAGAGAAAGAGATATTGATGAGGGAACTTTCGAGGAGGTCGTTTAGCCACTTTGTGAAGTATGTAAAACCTGATTATGAAATGAAGTGGTTTCATAAAGTTATTGCTGACCACTTAGATAAGGTGTATGAGGGTAAGATTAAGAAGTTGATGATATTTGTGCCTCCGCAACATGGAAAGTCTGAGTTGTCAACAAGGAGTTTTCCTGCTTATTTGTTAGGCAAGAATCCTAAGTTGAAGTTAGCCTTGGCAAGTTACAATGCTACCTTAGCTGAACAATTTAGTGGTGAGATACAAAGAAGGATTCTTAGTGAAGAATATAAAAACCTTTTTCCTAATTCACGCATTAGTGAACGCAAGGGTGAAGCTATTCGTACTGCTGAGTTTTTCCAAACTGTTAACGAAGGTGGTTATTTAAAAGCAGTTGGTCGTGGAGGCTCACTTACTGGAACTGCGGTTGACATTGGTATCATAGATGACCCCTTAAAAGACCGACAAGAGGCTCAATCTAACATTATCAAGGAGCAATTGTGGAATTGGTACACCGATGTGTTTGAAACTCGCTTACATAACGATTCTAAGCAAATTCTTATTCAGACTCGATGGTATGATGATGACTTAGCAGGTAGACTTCTTGAAAGAGATGATGATTGGACGATAATTGAGTTTCCTGCAATTCGTGAAGCTGCGGAGAATAGTTATGATAAACGTAAGGTTGGTGAAGCTTTGTGGCCTGAGAAACACTCCTTAGAGAAACTTGTAAAGATAAAAAAAGACCAACCTTTTACTTTTGAGTCACTTTATCAGCAAAACCCTAAACCAAGTTACGAATCCCTTATTTATCATGATTGGCAACCTTGTGAGTTCTTTCCTAAAGATGCTGATGTTATCTTTAGCGGACTTGACTTTGGGTTCTCTAATGACCCTACCGCATTGGTGCGAATTGCTAAATTAGGAAATAAGTTATATCTTGACGAAGTTATTTACGAAAAGGGATTAACAAATTCTGATTTGGCTAAAAAGATTAAACTCTATCCCGATAAATTGAATGAGATTTATTGTGATTCGGCAGACCCTAAGTCAATTGAAGAATTAAGGAGAGAGGGGCTTAAAGTCGTGAAAGCGGTTAAAGGTAATGACTCCGTTAATGCTGGTATTAGTAAATTAAGAGAATACGAGGTGTATTATACACGAAGGTCGAAAAACATTAAAAAAGAGATTGACAATTACCAATGGTTGACTGTTGGAGGCAAACCTATCAACAAACCGATTGATGACTGGAATCACTCTTTAGATTCGATTAGGTATGCGGTGTACACGAAGTATTCAAAGAAAAAACTATTAATATTTTAAACATGGGAGTATTTGATTTTTTTGGTAGCAAAAAGGCTGCACTTGCAATACAATCGGTAAAGCAATGGATGTTCATGGGTGGACAAACCTACTCACTATACAATGGTGATTTTAGAAGTGCTATCAACGATGGTTACGAAAAGAACGTAGATGTGTATGCTATTGTGAGTGACATTGCCTCTCGTGCAACGGAAGTGCCTTTAGAGATGTATCAAGCACAAAAGATGCAAATTAGTGCCGTTAATCGTTACAAGGCTTTAATGAACCGCCCTACTGATAGAAGTATCATGGAGGCTAAGTCAATTAAGAAAAAGTCTGAGTTTAAGGAGTTAGAAGAACATCCTGTTCTTAAATTGCTTCGTGAGCCTAATAAATATCAAACTACTAAAGAATTTTTCGAATCTATCTTTTCTTGGTATTTGTTAGTTGGTGATGTTGGAATCTGGGCTGAGGAAGACCCATTGTACCCAGGAAAGATTGCTCGCCTCCACGTTGTGCCACCTTTTGATTATACAATCATTACTGATGGCTTTAGAAAGATTGTAGGCTATAAAATGATTTCTACGGGTTCAGATACAATCGACCCTAAATTCTTTCTATCGTTTAGAACCTTTAATCCTTCTTACAACAACCAAACTACAATTGCTCGTGGATTATCTCCTTTAACTGCGGGTTCAAGAGTATTGCAAAAAGCAAATAGTGGTGAGGAAGTAGCAATCGAGAACTTTGAGACTCGTGGTGCGGTAGGGGTATTGTACAAGGATGACAACAATGTTGAAGACTTAGATGCGGTGCAACAACAAGATTACCAAGACAAGGTGTATGGTAAGATTTACGATTCATCTCAAAAAGGTCGTATTGCATTTAGTAACTCTAAGATGGGTTATTTGAAGTTATCTACTAACAACTTGGAATTAGACCTTAGAGCAATCTCTAAGTTATCTACCGAGCAGTTATGTCGTTTATGGCACTATCCTTATGTGCTTTTAAATGCTGATAACTTAACTGAAAGCAACTTGGCACAATTTATCCGCAGAATGATTATTAACTGCGTTGTGCCATTACAATCTAAGATTTGTGAGAAGATGTTGGCTTGGCTTGCTGAACCATTGAACATTAATCCTGCACAATATGTATTGCGGTTTGATGTGGATGCGTATCCTGAGATGAAACAAAACTTCTTAGATGCCGCAACCATTCTTGAGAAATTAGATGGTGTCCTTACACAAGATGAAAAACGTGTGTTTATGGACTTTGAGCCAACTAATGACCCGATTATGCAACAAGTTTATATTCGTTCTAATCAAGTGCCTTTAGGTAGCCTTAATGTAGACCCTACCGAGATTGGCTCAATGGTGATGGATGAAGATGAGTAGATATGGGAATATTTGAAATTATAATCACAACCACATCCCTTACAAGCATCTTTTGGCTTGGAGTATTCTCTTATTATGTCGATAAGAAAAAAGATTCCGACAAAAGAAAGATTGAAAGGATATTCAAACAAAAGAAATGGTAAACGAGGAAATGTACCGAGTTGCTTGGAGAAGAAGGCATGACATTAACGAAAGAGGAATGTATGCCTATATCCAAACCAAACTTAACATTGAAACAAAGGCTTACATTAAAAGTTTAGATGGAAGAAGTCGACAAACTTTCCACATTACTAATCACTTTAGTGAAAGGTGGATGCTAAGTATCTTAAAAGATGTGTATAAGAAGTTTGGCTTAAAGCAAGGTGCATTTTTAGACTCGTTCCAAAAGAAGGCTGAAGGGGATTTGTTTGATGAGGCATGGTTATTATTTCTTTTAGGATTCTTTGCCAATATTACCGAGTTCTTTATTGTGCTTGGTATTATTGGAACGATTAAGAATGACATTAAACGATTTGTTGAGGATAAAGTTTCTCAAGGTATTCCTGCCTCCGCAGTTATCACATTATTGGCATTGTATTTGACACAAAAGAATATTATTAGAAGTCAAACCATTGCAAGAACTGAAATGACACGGATAATGAATTTATCAAGTCAAGTGTGGGCTAACACACAAGGTAAGGAACTAAAGAAGAAATGGATAGTTACCTTGGATGGTAAAGAGAGACCATCTCATAATGCAATGGCAAGCTATCCCGCAATTGGAATGAAAGAATTATTTTCAGTTGGTGGTAGTTTAATGAGTGGGCCTGGTGATGGTAATGCCCCTGCACAAGAGGTTGTTAATTGCCGTTGTGGCTTGATGTATATTTAGAAATATTTGGTAGTTATTAATTTTTATTATATTTGCACAGATTGAATACGATATGAGAGATTATAAAATAAAATCATTTGCAGAGATTACCGATTTAGACTTAGAACGCAGAACTGTAATGGGTTATGCTGCTAAGTTTGGTAATATCGACCTACATGGTGATATGATAATGCCTGGTGCATTTACTAAAACCATTAAGGAACGTGGGCCTGAGGGAAAGAACGAGATTTGGTTCTTACATGACCACGATACTTCTAAAGTCAATGGTAAGCCTACCTTGTTAAAAGAGGATGGTAATGGATTGTACTTTGAAGCACGAATTGTAGATACTGAGGCAGGTGAGGATACATTAAAACTTTATGAAGAAGGTTTAATCAATCAGCACTCAATTGGTTTCTCTACAATCAAAGAAAGTAAGGTTGAAGAAAAAGGTAAGAAAACTTACTACGAAATTCAAGAAGTAAAATTATTTGAAATTTCTTCGGTTTTGTGGGCAGCAAATCCTGACACACCATTCTTAGGTTTAAAGTCATTAGACAAGAACTTATTGTTAGATAGATACGATAAACTTTATAAGAATCTCCGCAAAGGAAATTTGAAGGATGAAACTTATGAATTGTTAGAAATAGAGTATAACTTTATAAAGTCGGAAATGTTGAAGTTAGTCGATGAAAAGAGGGAGTCGAATGAACCCACTCCTGAGATTATCGACCCAGCAGAGATTGAACGCAAAAACCAAATAGAATTTTTATTACAACTTAAAAACTCGTTTAAATAATGGAGGATATTAAAAAAATTGTTGAGGAGGTAAAAGCCGACATCAACGAAATGATTCAAAAAGGTGTTGGTCGTGAGATGGAAGGATTAGGTCTTGAAGACTTAATCAATGAGACTAAGAACGCAGGTTCTCGTTTAGCTTCTTTCGAGGAGAAATTAGGAACTGTTGAGAAGTCAATGACTGACTTTATCTTAGATGCTAAGAACAACAACCCTGCTAAGAAAGAGGATATGTTGGCTAAGGCTTTCGAAGCTAATGCTGATAAATTCAAGGCTTTGGGACAACGTAGAGATGCAGCATTTGGAATGAACTTGAAAGCCGTAGGTGATATGAACCTTACTGCTAACATCGGTTCTGATTGGGCTTCTAAAATCGCAGGATTATCTAACGTAATCTTGACTGACCCTTTCCGTACTATTCACTTGCGTGACATCTTGCGTACATCTACTATCGAGCAGAATGGTGTATTCAAGTTTGCTAAGAAGACTGGTTCAGAAGGTGGCCCAGCTATCCAAACTGAAGGTTCATCTAAGGCTCAAGTTGATTACGACTTCACAATCTCTGAGGTAACTCCTAAGACTATCGCTGCTTACGCAAAGATTTCTAAGCAAATGTTATCTCGTTTGGTATGGTTGCAATCATTTGTTTCTACTCAAATGGTTAACGATTTGTTAAACGTGGAAGATACTAACTTGTATGACTACGCAGGAACTTCTCCTTTCGCAGGTCTTTATGAGTCAGCTTCTACTTACACTCCATCAGGAACTGTAACTATCGCTTCTAATCGTTGGGATAAATTAGCTAACTCAATTGCTCAATTGAAAGCATTGCGTTACACTCCATCTGCTATCATGGTTAACCCTATTGATGAGATGGAATTGTTAATCAACAAAGAGTCAGGTGCAGGTTATTCTCACCCATCATTGTTGACTGGTCAACGTATGACTATCGCAGGTGTGCCTATCATTTCTTCTGACATTGTAACTGCTAACACATTTATGGTTGGAGATTTCAATAAGGCTGCTGAGTTGTTGTTCGAAGATAACATCATGACTGAATTTGCTTACGAAGATGGTGATAACTTCACTAAGAACTTGGTAACTGTTCGTGTTGAGGAGTCTATCGCATTACCAATCTACTTTGCTAACGCAATGTTGAAAGGTTCTTTCGCAACTTCATAGTTATAATTTAATGTATTGTATAATGAGCCTACTTCCCATGAGAACAGTAGGCTTATTTTTTAAAAATCTAAACTAAAACACGATGGTAACGGTAAAATGTATTACATTGTTTCATGATATTGTTGAAAATGTCATGAGAAATCCAGGTGAAGAATGGAAGTGTGAGAAAGAAAGAGGTGACCTCTTAAACTCTCGTAATTTCGTTCAAATCATTGCAGATGATGAAGTAGTTCAACCTGAGGAAAATAAAGCGGTTAAACCAACTTATAAGAAGAAATAATGACTTATGAATTAGAATCAGTTAGAACCCAAGGAATGGATTTAACTGTGGTAACAGATAGTATTGCGGTGACTTCGATAATTCCATTATCCGAAGTTAAGGCTCATATTAACGTAGATTTTAGTGATAGTGATGCTAAGATTACTGAGTTACTTAAAAGTGCGTTTAGAGAGGTTGAGTTGTTTATACAAAAGGCTTTAAAAACTAAGACAGTTCGCCAATCTTATATAGAGATTAATGGTACAATTGAATTAGCTTTTTCTCCTATTCAATCCATCATTTCGGTAACTGATTCTGATTTAGTCGCTTTCACGGATTATACAAAAAGTTTTGATAATACTAAGATTAGTGCTTATTCGGCATCAGGCATTGTTATCACATATACTGCTGGATTTACTTCCTTACCTGCTGACATAAAGAATGCAATTTTGGATATTGTAGCAGTTGACTTTGATGACACAGTTACCGACAAGCGGTTAGCACTTAAAGAGGTAAAAGATAGAATCAGACATTATCGACCAATGTATGTATAATAAGTTAAATAGAATTAAGGGAACATTTAAACGCAAACTTAGTGCAACATCTGATGGTGCAGGAGGTTTGAATGGTGTAACTTATTCAAGTTATACAACAAGTATTTACTTCGCAGAAACAAGTTCGTTTTATGGTAACTACGGAGGTATTAGAAACATTGAGAGTGGCAATTTTGCTACAAATCAATCCTTTGAAGGAAAGATGAGATACCGCAATGAGTTTATACCTAAAACAACCGACATTCTCGAAGTAAATGGTATTGAGTATGCTATATCCAATATTATGGATGCAGACTTCACTAAGCAATATTTAACTTTTAAAGCTGCAAGAAGACGTGATTAAGTTTAAGTTTGAAGGTCTTAAAGTATTGTCAAATAAGTTCCAAAGGGCTTCTGAGAAAGGAGTTGATGGACTTATTAATATTCTTGATGTTGAAGCTGATAATATTCAAAAAAGAGCATTAAGAGATGTACCTGTTGATACTGGTAGATTGAAAAATTCATTCTTTAAGAATGGCATTCAAAATGGTGCTAAGGTTCAGTATTTTATTGGATTTAAAGAATATTATGCTGCGTACAAAGAATTTGGTACTGGTATGGGACTAAGAATTGCAGGAGATTATTCTGAGTTTAGTGGTTATGCAAAAGACTTTAAAACTACTGATTTCCCTGAGAACTATACTCGACAAAAGAAGTATTTACTAAATGCTTTTATACTTAGTAGAAGGGCAATTGATAAAAAGAATATTACTGCGGTTAAAAATCTAATAAAATGATAAATAGGAATTGTGATTACGATTTAAGAAAGGCTTATTTTCAAACATTAAGTGGCATTACTTATAATGGTCAAGCAGTTGGTGTTTATGATGAGATTGTCCCTTCGGGTGCATTATATCCTGTTATTGTTTTAGGAAACCAAATGTCAAGAGGCGAAAGGTCAAAAGATACTTTTTTAAGAGATGCAAATATAGAGGTAAGCATTATCCAAACTTATACATCCGATGAAGGAGGTAAAAAAGAGGTTAATGATATTGCTAACATAATCATTGGTAGAATTATTACATCAAACAATACTTACGGCTTTAGTCAATACCTTACGACTTGGCAAGTCATCAATTGTGAATATCAAACAAATTCATTAATATTACAATTGCCAACAGGATGGCAAGTTGAAGAAAGCATAATATTTAGTCAATTATTAAATCAATTAAATTAAAAATAAAATGGCATTAGTAAAAGGAACAGATTTAAGAATCTATATCGGTGGTTCTGCGGGTGCAGGCGGTAAATTATTAACAAACGAAACTTCTTGCGACATTGAACTTTCAACTACAATGATTGAAACTTCAAGCAAAGATAGTGGTGCTTGGAAGACACAAATTCCAGGAAGAAAGTCATGGGGATTATCTGCAACTGTACAATTAGACTACGCAGACCCTACAACTTCATATACTTATGAGGCTTTATTAGATGCTTGGTTGGGTCAAACTGAATTGCACGTTACATTTAAAACTGCTACTGCAACTGATACTACTTTGTACGGACAAGCATACATTGAGTCTGAGCCTGTTAAGTCAGCAGACCAAACAATTGCTACTTGTGACATCAAATTAGTTGGAACAGGTCAATTATCTAAGGGTGTTGTACCGAGTGTATAATAATCGTAATTTTTAATTACATTTGGGGTGGGAATTTATTCCTGCCCTTTTTGCTTTAAACACAAACACAAAAACAATGAGAACAATAACATTTGAAGGAAAGAAAATTAACTTTGACTTTTCACTTGGTTGCATAAACGATGTTTATGTAAAGGAATTAGGTGGTGACTTTAATGACCTAATTAACATGAAAGAGTTTGAGAATGACCACAACAAGTTAATTAATATCACAAGAGATATGATGCTTAGTGGCCACATCTATTATTTGTTTTGCAATGGTGAGGATGAGATAGCTGAGAACTTAATTGAAAAGCAAAAAGGTGCAAGAATGGTTGCTACTAAGTGGTTAGTTCAAACAACTGTTGTTAAAGTTATTGATTGGATTAATTCTGATTTAATGCCAAGTGACTTAGAAGTTCCCGCCTCCGCAACTGTAAAAAAAAAGAGGTAGTAAGTTGGAGTTCAGTAATTAGTAGAATCAATCGAACTGGACTTAAACCTTGGGAGTGGAGAAAAATGACTTTTGGTCAATTTCTTGATTATGAATATGGTTTTGAATATAGAAACGCACTTCAATTCAATATGATTAGACACCAAATGTGGGCTTCATTAGCAGCAATGGGTGGCAAAGAAGTTAAGCAACCAAAAGACATCCTGCCATTATGGATTGATGACATTGGAAAGCATAATAATAAAATAAAAGAAAAAGAGTATCTTTCGGATGATATAGTAAAAAAATGGATTAATTCAATAGAGTAATGGCAAACAATACGGTAATACATAGTGTAGAATTTACAGGGGATGCCTCCAAGTTACAAGCAGCTTGTCTTCAAGCAGCACAAGCAGTTGCGGGACTTGGTAATGTTGCAGGTTCTAATGCAACTAAAATACAATCCCTAAGTAGTTCTTTAGACAAATTAGGGTCTAAATTATCTTCGTTTGGTTCTTCTTTAACTGTTGGATTAACTGCCCCATTAGTTTTATTGGGCAAACAATTATTTACTAATGCTGCAAGTTTCGAGCAAATAGCAGTATCATTTGAAGTATTTACTGGTTCTGCGGAAGTTGCCAAGAATATGCTTGGTCAATTAAAGGATATGGCTTTAAAGTCACCTATGCAGTTCCAAGACATTACAAAAGGTGCTCAAACATTATTAGGTTACGGATTAACTGCTCAACAAGTTATACCGATAACTCAACGATTAGGTGATATATCAGGTGGTAATTCAGATAAGTTTTCTCGTTTAGCTTTAGCATTTGGACAAGTTAATGCTGCGGGTCGTTTAATGGGTCAAGAAACTCGGCAAATGATTAACGCAGGCTTTAACCCATTACAAGCAATTTCTGACAAAACAGGTGAGTCAATGGCTTCTCTAACAAAGAGAATGCAGGATGGGCAAGTTAGTGTACAAGAAGTTGCAGATGCAATGAAGTATGCTACAAGTGAGGGAGGTAGATTTTACGGAATGCTTGATAAGCAATCTCAAACATTACAAGGACAATTTAACAAATTAGCAGAAAGTGTAACTTTTGCTTTTGCAGAAATTGGCCAAAGTTTAGCAAATGCAAGTGGTGTAAGGGATTTTTTTACTTACATGGCTGCGGCAGTAGAAACTTTAAAAAATAAGTTTTTAGCCTTAAGTCCTCAAACAAAAGAATCAATAGTTAGATTTGGTGCTTTTTTAGCAATATTAGGGCCAGCAACATTAATTATTGGAGGTACAATTTCTGCCATTGTAAAATTAGTAGAAACATTTACATTACTTAGGAGAGCAATTTTATTATTAGAAGCATCTACTGGTATTGGTGTAGTTATTGCTTTAATTGGAGTTCTTGGGGGTGCTGCAATTTTGGCCGCAGACAAGATGAATAAATTGGGGGATGAGATAGAAAAAACCGCCAATAGGATGAAAATTCCCGATACTGTTGCTGAAAGTATCGAAAATATTAAATTAAAAATTTCTGAATTAGAAAAAAAGAATCAAGTTAACATATTTGTTAATCGTGGTAATATTGATGCAACAACAAAAGAAATTATTAAGCTAAAGGAAACTTTAGATATTTTAGAGAAAAATAGTGGTAGGGCAGAGGTAAAATTTAATAATCAAACTAAAGGTGATGGTGAAGAAATGACCAAAGCCGAAAGAAAGAAATATGAAGAATTATTAGAGCAAGGTCGTATTGGATATACAAATATCCATAAACAAATGCGTACAGGTCTTGAAACTAAACTTGATATTTTTGATGGTTATGCAAAAGCGGAATTAGATAAGTTAAGAGAGTTTGGCATAAATACTGCAAAAGTTGAGGAGGCTCAGTATAAAATGAGGCAACAAATTGCTATTGTTGAACTAAGCAAACTTCAAGGTATAATTAATAAAAATTCATCAATAGAAGGTTTAAAAAAGTCATTAGCCAAAATGGTTGACTCTCAAGTTGAGTCAGTTAAAAGGATAATGTCTCCAATGGATAAATCTATTGCTGAAAATAAAGTAGATGCAAAAGACTTTGTTGCGGGCATAGATGCTACAAATATTGATTTTGGATTTGATGAGGCAAGAATTACAAGTCAAGCAGATAATCTTAAACGATTTGGTGCTGAGGTTTATGCTGCACAAGTTCAAGTTGCAACACAATTAGCAGTTGGATTCTCACAAATTGTTGGTAGTGTAATATCAGGAGATTTAAGTATCGGAGATGCCTTCGCATCTTTAGGTGCAATGTTCTTAGATGCTATTGGTGGATTCTTAGTGCAAGTTGGAGAGGCGGCAATTAAAGCAGGTATTGTTAAGTTGATTATAGAAAATGCCTTTAAAGGATTAGGTGGTGGTGCATTGATTGGTATTGGTATGGCGGCAGTTGCAATTGGTACTGCAATGCAAAATGTAGGAAAGAAAACTTCACAAGCTATCCAAGCAAAAGGTGCTTCAAGTGCATCTGCTTCGGGAATGTCATCTGCTACTTCATCTGCTATCAAAAGTGGTTCTACTTACCAAAGCGGAAGTCAAACTTATGGTGGACAAGTTGTTAGATTAGCTATTGACCTTACAGGCTCAATCACTTCAACTCAAACAGGTTATCAAATTAATAAATCATTAGAAACAGTATTAAGAGTCACAGGTAGATAATGGTAGGATACGGAACAAGATATCAGTTTGAATTTGATGGCTCATGTAAGCCATTTTCAAACTTAGCAGAATTGGTTGTTAAATGCAAAGTAACAATTCTTAAAAAAGGATATTCGGGTGGTATAACTACGATACCTCATGGACAAGTAACTCCTGTTATTATTGATTACCCAACAAGTAATGATGATATTTTTTATCCTATTCGTGGTAGTGTATTGTCATTTAAAGTATTGGGTGGTGTTATCGGAATGGACTCTTTAGTTTCTGAGGATGAAACTGAATATGTATTAGAATATTATCGTGGAGGCCAAATATTTTGGACTGGATTTGTTTCTCTTGAGTTATGTGAGGAAGATATATTCTTGCATTATCCTGCTATTGAATTTAAAACTATTGATGCTTTAGGTAGTCTAAGTGCTATTACATTTAAAGATAGTGATGGCTTAAAATCATTTGGTAAGAAATCAATTAAGGATACTTTGTATTCTATATTTAATGGTATTGGATTTGGTTACAAGTTTAACATATTAGCTAAAGTTTGGGATGTAGCAATGAATAAGTCTTTAAGTGGACTATCACAAGCCTACGTTTATTTAAATGCTTATAGAGACAAAAGTGGTAGCACTACGGCTACTATTGATATTCTAAAAGGATTAGCTTACTTGTTTAATGCTATTGTCTACCAAGACAAGGGTCAATGGTGGTTTATTAAATTAAAAGACTTAGCATTTAATCAGAATACGACTGAAAATTACAATGCAGATAATACCGCAGGTACTGCACAAACAATACCTGTTCTTAATCATGGAACTGACTTTTTAATTATTGCAGAACCTAAAAGAAAAATTAGAAGGTTTTATAAGCAATCTACCGTAGATTATAAGTTCTTTAGCAACTTTACCAACTTAGATAATAGTTTTACTATTTGGAATAATGACAATGTAAGAATTTACACAATTACTTCTAACATTTCAGAAACTCCTTATGCGGTAATTAATGGTGTAGATATCTACGAAAAGTTTGATATGTCAATAGCAAGAGCAGGAGCAAACGACCCAAGCTACTTGACTTATTTTAAATATAACTCACCTATCACAATAAGTTATTTTGACCCAAGATTAAATGATTATGGGTTGTTTATGACTGCTACAACAAGCACAGAAGCACAATCAAGATACTTAGAGTTTAATGCAGGGACTATTGCAATTGGAGAGCAATTCTCTTTAAGTATTTCAAGTATTACTAAAAATATTCTTCTTGAGATATTAGTTGGTAGCAACTATTACAATTCAGCTAATAATACTTGGCAAACAACAAGAGTGTTTAATGGAGGTTATGGTGCTTCGGGAACATTTAGTGTTGAAGAAGTTTCAACTCCTTACTATGGAGATTTAAAGATTAGATTGTATTGTAATTTAAGTTACATACAAATGGGTGTGCCTGGAAGTGTACAACCTTTCCAAACTGCTTATCATGGGTTTTATGTTAACTCAGGTAAGATTTATGCTAATGAATTAACTACGGTTACAAACGTAAAAAACACTTCTATTATTCCTGAGACAGTTACCATTTACAATGGTGATAAAACTACTCAACAAGATGGTATTGGTGTAATCTTAGATGACTCAAATATTATCTTAAATGACTTTACTAAGACAAGTGTTTGGTCAGAAAGAGCAGAAGACTTTGGGTATAAGATACAAGAGTTATCTGCAAGAAATATACTTAATCAATATTCTGATTATCGTAATATTTTTACAGGAACTATCATTGGAACTAATTTAAGGTTTGGTGCTATTTACCAATTCCCTGTTCAAGGTGCTTTAGCGGATAAAAAGTTCTTTCCTTTGTCAATGAAGTTGAATGAAAGGGAATGTACCGCAGAAGTCATCTTTATGGAACTTACCCCCAATGAGATAGATGGGTCGGTAAATTCGACCATCTTCGACACAAACGGGAACATAGTTTATCAAAATCTAAGTTCCTCTAAAAAAAAAATCGTAATGGGGTAGGTACTGACCTTGGTCAAGCTGGTGGTTCGGGTACTCTATTTGATAAATTTGTTGCATTCTTTATGGATGACTTTATACCTTAATCACAATGGCAAGAGAAATAGGATACTTTTACTACAAGAGTAGAACATCAATAGAGATATACGGCTCAGGAGACTTTTATAGTACCAAGGATGAAGGATATATTTATGGGTGGAGTGAAACTCTTACCGACTTTAAATTAAGGGCTTATTTAAAGACTTTCGTGCCTGACACAACAGGTTCTAAAGCAGGAATACAATTAAGACAACAAGCCAAAGACAATGTACCTTTTGTGGGTATAATGATTGATGGTGATGGGTTTATAAAGATATATCGTAGAGCCACAACCGATGGCATTATTTACACCTCATTTGATACCGATGTTACTGTAACCCAAGGGGTATGGTTTGAGATGGATATTGTAGGCAATACAATAGCATTCAAATATTCATTACAATCCGAATCTACTTTACCTTCAGCTATCACTTGGATTACTCTTGATACCTCCGTAGATGATACGGCTTCTTATGGTACAATCGAAAAGCATTTGTGTTGTAGTAGTGGTTCAGATAATGTAAATTTGGCTTACTTTACACAAGTGTACACAGAGGACTGTTGGATTAGCCCAATAGGTCAAAAAGAATAGATAAAATGGCAATAAAGACATTAAGAGTATTTCAAGAGTTTACTTCGGCAGGTTATGTTCCAATGCCTGTTGCAGGAAACATTGATTATGGGGTAACTATTGCGGGAACATTCCCAGGAACTACTCCCACTACATTCCAAACGGATGACCCTGATATAGATGTTACTTTAACTGCTACTACGGATTATTATGTTTGGATTCGTTCTCATGGAACGGATTGGAATCCAATGTACACTCGTAATGTTCGTGTTTATCCTGATTCACCATTAGTTAATAATGTGGTGATGGGAATCATTATTGCCAATTTAGATAATACAGTTCCTTATACGAGTGCTACCGAAAATGTGAATTTAGGTGAGTTTGGGTTAACGGCAGGATATTTAGGATTAGACCTAACTCCTACGGCAACTCCTACTCTTGCAGGTACAATGTCTTGGAACGATGCTGATGGTACTGCTAACTTAATACTTAAAGGAGGTAATGTTACTTTACAAGTAGGACAAGAGCAAGTAACAAGAATTGTTAATAAGACAGGTGCTAACTTATTAGAAGCTAATTATCAAGCAGTAAGAGTATCAGGTGCTCAAGGTAATAGACTTAAAGTAGATTTAGCACAAGCTAATATAGATGCTAATTCTGCTGAGACTTTAGGATTAGTTACCGAGACTATAAACAATAATCAAGAAGGCTTTATCACAACAAGTGGTTTAGTTAGAAATATAGATACCACAGGTACTTTACAAGGTGAGACTTGGGCAGATGGGGATATGTTATATCTAAGTGGAACTACCGCAGGTAGAATCACTAACATTAAACCACAAGCACCTACTCACACCGTGATTATGGGTTATGTTGTTAGAGCCCATCAAACACAAGGACAAATCTACGTTAAGGTAGATAATGGCTATGAGTTAGATGAATTACACAACGTAAAGATTACATCGGTTGCTAATAAGAATACCTTAGTGTATGATAGTGCAACTTCGGTATGGAAGAATAGAAACATCTTTGGTACACAAGGTTATGTTCCTTATTACGATGACACCTTGTTAATGAAGAATAGCCCAATCTTTACCGATGGCACACAAGTGATTATTGGTGATGATGAGGAGTTCTCGGTAGGCAATAAGTTATCGGTTGTAGGAAATATAGCGGTACATAAAGATTATGGTTATCATAGTGGTTTATATCAAATCTTGTTTAGACAAGATGCTACAGGGGAGTTTCGTATAGGAACTAATGCAGCAAACGATTACACAACCTTTTATGCTAATGGTACTGAACGTGTAAGAATATCACCTTCTGGCTTTTTAGGAGTTGGATTAACTAACCCTACATCAATCCTACACGTTAAGGGTACTACGGCTTACACAAATGCGATTATAGACAATAACTCTGCTTCGGGAGGGGGATATTACTCTGCATATCAGAACGGGGCTGAGAAGGCAATCTTTGGAGTCTCAGGTGCATGGCTATTAGACAACTCAAGTGATGCAGCATTAATTGCTAAAGGTGTTGGTCAAGGAATACAATTTTACACCAATGGAAGTACCTCCGAGAAGATGGGAATCAACTCGGATGGTAATGTTTTTGTAGGACAAACACCTACTTATGTTGCGGGTGCTACTCAATTAGTTGTTAGAGGTAAAACGGGTGCTGGCTTTGTAGGTGTTAACCATTATGATATGTCAATTAAGGGTGGTATGAATACCTTTAATTATGTCTTTCAAGTAGGTACATCTACGTTTCATTCAATGGCTTTCTTAGTAGAGGATATTGAAAGAGGTAGAGTTAATAGTAGTGGTCGATTGTTATGGGGAACTACAACCGATAACACAACCGATTTAGTACAAATCAATGGTTCATTAATTGCTACTTCAATAAAGAAAAGTGGAGGCACAAGTAGTCAGTTCTTAAAAGCAGATGGTAGTGTAGACTCTACAACTTATGGTACGGGTACGGTTACATCCGTAGCAATGAGTGTACCAACGGGATTGTCCATTAATGGTTCGCCAATTACAACAAGTGGGACATTAGCATTATCATTGAGTGCGGGTTATTCTATTCCTACAACCTCATCACAAGGGACATGGGACACCGCCTATAATCGTTCATTAACATCTATTGGTGTTAGTGGAACAACAACAAAGACATTAACATTAACCAAGCAAGATGGCACAACATTAACCGCCTCATGGAGTGATATAAACACCGATGCGGTAACGAGTGTATTTGGTAGAACGGGGGCAATCGTTGCCACAGGTGGTGATTATACAACCGCACAAGTTACCGAGAGTGGTAATTTGTATTACTTAGATAGTAGAGCAAGAGCAAGTATTAGTGGAGGCACGGGAATTTCTTATAATAGCACTACGGGAGTTATAACCAATACCATCACACAATATACGGATGCTTTAGCAAGGGCATCAATAAGTGGGGGAACGGGAATTAGTTACAATTCAACAAGTGGTGTAATTACTAATACAATTACTCAATACACCGATGCGTTGGCAAGAGCATCTCTATCTTTTGTTGCGGGTAGTGGTGCATACAATAGCACTACGGGGGTAATCACAATCCCAACCAATACAAGTCAATTAACTAATGGTGCGGGTTATATCACGGGCATTACCTCATTAATGGTAACTAATGCTTTAGGATACACACCCGTAACGAATGCAAGACAATTAACCATTAATGGTACAACTTATGATTTAAGTGCGGATAGGTCATGGACAATTAGTGGAACGATTGGTGGATTGACAAGTGGGTATATTCCAAAGGCAACAAGTGCCTCCACGTTGGGTAATAGTTTGATTTATGATAATGGTAGTAATATACATATTGGAGGAACAGCCGCACCAAGTAAATTAACGGTTAGTGGTGATATTGAATCAATGTACACGACATCTGCACCAACTGTTAATTATTTAAAACTTGGAACGTATGGTAATGGTGCATGGGGTTCCTACATTGGTGCATCATCAAATTATGCGTCCACATTAGATACTGATTTAAGATTTGGTGTAAGTACAGGGGGTACTTTAACCGAGGCAATGAGAATATTTTCTAATCAAAATATTTCAATTGGTTCAACAACTAATGCAGGCTATAAGTTAGATGTAAGTGGAACAGGTAGGTTTAGTAGTTATGTAAATGTTAATGGTGCATCTACATTAGAGGCATTAAATGTAAATGGTAATATATGGCTTGCAGGTACCGCTAATAGATACATAAGATTACAAAGTGCAACAAACTATTATTATAACTTACAATCATTTAACGATGATTTTAGAATTGTTGAAGCAGGTAGCATCCCAAGACTTGTAATTACATATCCTAATGGTAACGTAGGTATTGGGACAATATCTCCTGGCAATAAATTAAGCGTAGTTGGTGCAACTAATATTAGAGATTTTTTACTTATTGATAATTCTCAATCCTATTTTGGTGACAATGGTTCGGTAAGTACAGGAACGGCAGATGGTAATACATTAATTCAATATTACACAACAAAATATTTAACATTTAAGCAAAGCGGATTTGAAAGAATGCGTCTTGATGCCTCAGGCAACCTTGGCTTAGGTGTTACACCGAGTGCGTGGGGTGGTGGTAGTGTAGGGTTAGATATTGGTGGCGACCCATTCAGCGGAATTAATGGAAGTTTGCGATTAGCATTAACTACAAATGCTTATGCAATAGGTGCTACATATTACTATCGTTTGTCAGGTTTATCATCACAACAATATAGATTATCTGTTGGAACAAATAATCACGAATGGTACAATGCACCATCGGGCACAGCAGGAGGAGTAATAAGTTACACCCAAGCGATGACACTTACCTCAGGCGGTAATCTCTTAGTAGGCACAACAACAGACAATGGTTCTAGATTGCAAGTACAAGGCAATGTAAGATTTAACTATTCTGACAACTTTGGCTATTTTGGTATAGGATACATTTCGGCTGCTAATTATGGTTTCTATAATTATAACTATGGTAGAGCCGATTTATTATTTACACAAGCAACAGGAGCCGCCACGTTTTCGAGTACTGTTACGGCAGGTGGTAGATATATAGTATCTGTTTCATCAAGTGCGGGAATTTCTGATATAAGTTATGGCTCTTATAGTGGTGGGGCTTTTATTAATACCCCATCAGCAACTATTGGTTATTTAGCAGCAGCAGGGACTTTGGCATTAGCTTGGGACTCATCAAATGTCATATTTTATACCAATAGTGGAAACGAACGAATGCGTATCGTCCAAAGTGGCAACGTAGGCATCGGGACTACGAGTCCATTAGCTTTATTAAATGTAGTAGCATCGGGCACAAAATCAACGATTGCAATTGGAAATACGGCAGCGTCAACATACTCACAAGTATTGATGTACGGTGGTTCAGGTAAATACAATTGGTCATTAGGTGCTCAATATAATGTAAATAATGGATTTGAAATTACACCATCTACGGCAGTTGATGGAACTACATTTACAACTCCTGTTTTTCAAATAACCAATTCAGGAGCCGCCACGTTTTCGAGTAGTGTTACGGCGGGGGGAAATATAACATCGGGTGGAGGTGCTTATGATGCAGGAGGATTTTTCTTACCTTATAGTACCGCAAGTGCATCAAGTAGAAATTGGAAAATAACTAATGACCAAATTAATTTTGGAGATTTTTCAATTAAACAATCAAGCACTCAAAGTGGATTACCAGATACCGTTAGATTCTATATTAGCAACGCAGGCAACGTTGGCATCGGGACTACATCTCCCGCAAGACCATTAGATGTTAATGGTACTATGCGTATTGCCGATGGTTCATCTATTGAATGGGGCGGTGTTAGTGCGGCCATTTCGGGTACATCTGCATCAAATGCTTTACTATTTTATACATCCTCATCCGAACGTATGCGTATCACATCGGGTGGCAACGTCCTAATAGGCACAACAACGGATAGTGGGTTTAAGTTGGATGTGAATGCAGGTAATTTAAGAGTTAAAGGAAGTACAAATGAGCAATTAGTTTTAGACTATACTACCGCAAGTGGAGGTTTTACTTGGCAATCATTCCGTATAAACGGAACTAATAAATATAGAATATTTGGACATACTGATAATAGTTTTGCTCTTTATAGTGATACTGCATCTGCACAAGTTTTAACGTTTGCATCCACAGGTGCCGCAACATTCAGTTCATCGGTAACGGCAACATCATTCATTAAAACGGGTGGTACATCAAGCCAATATTTAATGGCGGATGGTAGTGTTACAACAAGTAGTGGTAGTGTTGGTGGTAGTGGTACAACAAATTACATTTCTAAATGGAATGGTACGACATCATTAGCCAACTCACAAATATTTGACAATGGCACACAAGTTACGGTAGGTAGCAATGTGGCAATGTACAAGTTTGCGGTTAATCCCGTTTCTAACTCATATTTTGGTATCGGTTACACGGGAACAAATAGCATATTTGTTAATGCGGTTGATAGTGGTTTTACCTCAATTCCAATTGTCAATAATGCTTTATCACATACATGGTTAATTGGTTTTGGTACTGCAATGACTTTGACCTCATCACTTGATTTATTAATTGGAACATCTACGGGAGTTAGTGGTGGAGGTAAATTACAAGTTAATGGAGATGTTAATATCAATGGTAACTTTAAAATCAATGGTACGGTAATCGGTGGAGGTGGTGGTAGTGGTATCACGGGTAGTGGTACAACGAACATGATTGCTAAATGGACAGGTGGTACATCATTAGGAGATTCAGCATTGTACGATAATGGGGCTTATTCAATGGGTATTGGTACAACAAGTATTGCTTTCCCAACCGATAGAAAAGGATTAGTAATTAGACCTAATGGTGCAAATAGTGGTGAGATTCTTTTGCAAAATAGTGGTAATACAAATGGTTCTACGGATGGTTTTGCAATAGCAAATATTAATGGTGATGGTGTTGCCTTGTATAATCGTATTAATGCACACATTAGATTTGGTACTAACAATACCGAGAGATTGAGAATAACCGAGGATGGTAACTTAGGATTTGGAACTACAAGTCAATTTGGTGGTGGTGTTAAGGTAATTGGTATTTCAAATTGTACATCTATACCTAATACAACTCCAAGTGGTGGTGGTATATTATTTGTTCAAAATGGTGCATTAAAGTACATGGGTTCAAATGGAACTTACACAACCATTGCAAATGCGTAGTGGTTGCTTTTTATAATTTTATTATATTATATTTGTTACATTAATAACTTAAAACAAAAAATAAAATGAAAGATGTAAAGAAAACGTACAAAGACTTGTACATGGTTGTGGCTTACACCGCAGCAAACATTATGAACGAGTCTACTAAAGGACAAAAGAAACTTGCTTTAATTCGTAAAAAGTTTCAACCTTATTTAGATGAGTACAACGAGAAACGTGATGAGTTACGTTTGGACAATGCAAGTGTGGATGATAAGGGTAATTTAATCTTAGATGAAAAAGGAGAATACAAGTTCTCTAAAGAGGGATTAAAGAAGTTATCACAAGAGGTAAAAGAGTTAAGCGACAAAGAGTTTGACTACACACCAATTTTGATTATTAATCCTGAGGAATTAGAATTATACACATTCTTGGATGGATGGGTAAGTGGAGTTAAATTTGAAAAAGAAGAAGAAATAGAATTATAAAATTATGTCAGAAATCGTTCCAGTATCAGCAGTAACATACCAATGGGTAATTGTTCAATTAGATTGTAAGCCAAGTGTTGATGGTTTGCAAGATTATGTAGTTGTATGCCATTACCGATATAATGGTGTGTATCAGGATATTTTTAAGGAAGTCTATGGAACTTGTTCTTTTGAGATTGACCCTGAGAAACCTAATTATATTCCTTATGCTGATTTGACCGAATCTGATATTATTAGTTGGTTAGAGGCATCATTAGATGTAGATGCAATGCAAATAGGTATTGACAATCAAATTAATGATGCCCTTAACCCTCCTATAATTGTTCTTCCACTCCCTTGGGCAAATACTGAAGCATAATGGATTTTTTTGACAAAGATTTTATACTCCCTGGTTTATTCTCCGCCATAACTGGTCTATTTGGTTGGCTTATTGGTAGAAAGAAAGAGAATGTAGAAATACAAGGTAGTGAGATAACTAATGTTCAAGAAGCAATTAAAATTTGGAGAGAGATGGCTACGGATATGAAAGCTGAGGTTGCTGACTTAAAGGAAAAGGTTGAAACATTAACAACTGAGATTCATACATTAAGAGCCGAAAATGTGGAGTTACGCACCAAATTAGGTCTAACAAATGAAGATAACGAAAATAAGCACTAAAGGATTAGACATAATCAAGAAGTACGAAGGATTTAGTTCTAAGCCTTATTTATGCCCAGCGAAAGTACCAACTATTGGTTATGGGTCTACATATTACGAAGATGGGAGCAAGGTTAAATTAACCGACTCCCCGATAACACAAGAAAGAGCCACCGACTTATTGGAGGCTCTTTTAGTTTCCTTTGAACGTGCGGTAGATTCCTATTGCATTGATACTATCAACCAATCACAATTTGATGCACTTTGTTCTTTTGCTTATAACTGCGGGGTAGGAAATCTAAAGTCTTCTACCTTATTAAAGAAAGTCAATGTTAATCCCGATAACCCAACTATTAAAGATGAGTTCCTTAAATGGACTAAGGGTGGAGGCAAGACATTACCTGGACTTATAAGAAGAAGAACCGAGGAGGCACAACTCTACTTCTCATGAACAAGATTATTCTCCTTATGTTTGCGTTATTTATCTTCGCAAGTTGTAAAACAAAGCAAGTAGCAACGACAAAAGAATATATTGCCGTTCACGATACTTTTCGTGATTTAAGAATAATTGAAAGAATAAGACCAATTCATGATACATTATTAATTGAAAATCCGTGTGATTCCTTAGGTTTAAAGGACTTTAATTACAAATCTAATCTACCATATGGGAAGATTGAAATTCGTTCCTTAAAAGGCAAAATAAGAGCCACAATAAATATGGATTCAATCTCAAATGTTTACGATTCTAAATACAAATCAAAATACGATTCAGAAGTTAAATTCTTTGAGAAAATAGTAACAAGAAATGTTGTACCAACGTGGGCAATAGTGACTATATTCTTAGAGTCTCTAATCATAGTCGGATATTTCTACTTCCGATTTATAAACCCATTTAAGTAATGAGCAAAGACCACAAGATAGAAGCCGTAAAGAAGCATTTTTATGGCTCTAAATTAGGAAAGAAAGACTTTTGTGAAAAGTTTCATAATCAATATGGATATGCTAATTGGTCACAATTAAAGAAATTCATGAATATGAATGGTATTTTAATGAGTGAAAGGTCATTAGAATATATTGAGTCAGCAGTTAAGATAGAGGAAACTATTAATTATGACTTAGACTTAATTGACAATTTTGGTATAGCAGATTCATTAAGTAGTGATTATGTATCACAAGTCTTACCCGAAGAAATAAAAAAGGTAGGTATCTTATCCGACATTCATTTCCCTTATCATTCCTTAGAAGCCTTAACGATTGCAATTAAGCATTTAAGACAAGAGAATATTGATTGCTTGTATCTTAATGGTGATATCATGGACTTCTATTCTATCTCAAGACACGAAAAGGATAAAGACCTTCGTGACTTTAAAAGAGAGGTGGATATGAGTAGAGACTTCTTAAAGAAGCTAAGAGATTTATTCCCTTATATCCCAATCTATTACAAACTTGGTAATCACGAGCAAAGGTGGGCAAGGTCATTACAAACTCAAGCAGAAGAATTTGCTCAGATACATGACTTACAATTTGATATATTCTTCCACTTGGATAAACTACAATTTAGATTAGTTCATGATTGGCAGGGTATGGAGATGGGAGACCTACTTGTCATACATGGCCATGAGCCCTTTGGCTCAGGTGGTGCTAATCCTTCACAAAACTTAATGAACAAAACTTTGTGCAATACTTTGATGGGACACGTTCATCGTACCTCTACAATGCAAAAGAAAAATGGCTTTAAAGATTTTATTAATACTTATAGTACTGGTTGCTTAACAGTTCTTTCTCCAAAATATATGCCATTCTCAATGCACAATCATGGGTTTGCAATAGTGG